CCATTCTTTTGCATAAATATTCCCTTCGGAATCTATAGTTATTCCACCTTCGGCATAACTCCAACCGGTAACAGCAAGTTGATTTTTTAAATTTCCATCCATATCATATGATCTTATTTCATTCGGTGGATATACGATTAAAGCATAACGGATTTCAAATGGCAAAGTCGTATCCGGTCTTTCCCTGATATCTTCCGGCGCTAATATTACCGGTGTTTCCCGGCATCCATTAATAAATTCAATAGTAACCTTATCCCCCACTTGCAATTTAGGATCTCTTGAGAATGTCGGGATATTAGGATAGGCAACTGCTTCACCTGCTATATAGCAATCAAAAGTCCTGTTAATATTTACAGTAGCCACTACGCCTTTTACTACATTTATCCGATAATTCGTTTGGTCTACCATCCTTCTTTGAATATCAGCTATTGACCTTCCCAAAATATCCATACTAAAGACCCCCATTAAAATAAATAATATTATAAAAACGATAAAATATTTCTTCATGATCTTTACTCCTAAACATAATTATAAGTGATACTTTTCGGCGTTTGGATCTTCCTTCTGTCCCGGCCTATTATAATCGGATCGCCTCTATCACCATAACCAAATTGCACCCCAACGGATTCCCCAACCTCAAAATCGGGATTAGTAAATATAGTCGGTATGGTTACATAGGCATCATCTTCTCCGGATAATTTAACGTCATAAGTTCCATTTATATGCACGGCCGTTGCAACTCCAACTATAACCGTATTTCTATACTGTACATGGTCGACTATTCTTTTATTCGTTAATCTTTCAAACATTTTATGAGGCATAATAAACACATCCTAAAATGGTTCTGGCTTTTGGCAATCCTTCGGGGCTTACCGATATCAAATGCGCTACCGCTTCGGCATGATATCTTTCAGCAAAACCTATCTGCGGATCTGTTAATCCTACCGTCTGCCCTGGAAGGAATAAAGGATTAAAAGGAATTTCAAAGTTAGGTTGAAATTTAAAGCGATGTGATTCCCTTATAATATGCTTTGCGATTCCTTCACATTGGCTCGAATTTTCGGCCAGGGGAAATTGCAGGGTCCCCTCATTATTCGGTTTTCGTTCTCCATATTCGGCTATTGAAGCCGGATCGGTTACCTCTGCCGATACCTGTTCGGAAGAATATTCATAAGTCGGTTTGGCCACTTCCTCGTTATCTATTATTGCCGAAGTGGGCGGATCTATGTCTATCCAGGTTGAAGTATTTTGATGTTCTATAACTTTACCTAAAAGTTCAACATGAATTCCACCATCCATTTCGGTACCATTGGTAACAGTTCCGCCAGCGCTTATTGTCAAAGAGCTAAGTCTGCGTTTTATATGCAATACTGCATTATTTGCCCCTGTACCAGATTTAGTTACTTTAATATATCCATTAGTACTATAATTTACGCCAGATACTCTAACATTAGTTCCCTTAAATTCTATTTTATAATATCGCCAGGCCATGAAATATCTTGAATATCCTGGAGAATATGTAGATCCCGGGAAATCTACAATGCTATCCTGCTGTGATATTCCCCCCCGGGTAACTGTCATTTCTACATTATTCTGAACGCCTGTTCCATCCATTAATGCCCCCCCGGACCAACTATCAGAAAAACTATATAATATATTGCCAGTTACTTGGCTTTCTTCACTTGCCCCGGAGCTTGTTCCCCATATATATTCCCTAGATGGGGCATCTTCAACAGGATCGCCCCCATCTTCTTCTGCCGGGATCTCTAACATATAATCATAAATAGCCCCCATAACTTTTAGAGAATTTATAATATAATCATCCGGCCCGGTTTTAAGGCCTAATCGGGTAAATCTGCTTACTCCATAATCCCATTCTGCTGTAGGATAGATGCTCGCATTGGTTTTAATCTCTGATAGAGCTACCTTTAAGCGACCTTCTTCATCTACTCTCCACCAATAAGTATCTATATTTAATTCCTTTACGATCATATCTAATACACTTTGATAATGGAAGCTATGATCTATCCGGACATAACTACCATTCGGGCATTCCACATCTGTTATTCCGGCCTGGGCTGCCATATATTTTATAATCGATCCCCGGTTTTTATTAGCTGCTAAATTCTGTACACTTATCAAGGACATCTTTTTTCTCTCTAATTTCTTCCCATAATCCCGGCCGTAAATATTTAACTTATAATTAGTTCCATAGCTTACTGTGTCTGTCCCATCTATTAGGCCGGTAAATAATTTCTTTGTATATCCGTTAATATAAGCGGTAATAACCACCACTTTATTTTGTCTTACATGCGCATTGATAAGCGGGGACCAGGCAAAATCGTTTAGATATAATGAGAATGTACTACAAGCATTTTTCATGTGATTTATAGTTATTTCGCCCACCAGGGCAGCCGTAACATCCTGGCCGTTAATAGTAACCAATAATCTGATTGATTGAATATCCCCGGTAGCCGCATCTACCAAAAAGGTAGTTACCGGCATATCGCAATCTATCAACCGGCCATAAAAATTATCGTTATTGGCATTGGTTGCTAAAGTGCAGGCTATATCCCTATATGTCGTAAATGTGGCATCCTGCGCGTTTATAGGTAATGTACATGGTAAATCATAAAACATATTATTACGTTCCAACCTCTCTACAAATTAATGTAAAATTAGCTATATTCTGGATTCTCCCGGTATAACGGAAGCCGTTTTCCGGAATCCTTATATAATATTTTGGCTCATACCGGATCATTATATTATTATTAACTGCCGGCGGTACATCTCCGAATATAAATCTTGCCCGGCCTGAAACGTCTGCTTTTGCGTATACGTTCCCGGCTGCCGGATTAATTGCGTTAGTTACAGTAACGGTTTTATTTACTCCGCCTAATTCTACAACAGGTAAAGGAGTATCTGCTGACATTCTTCTTAATGTATAAAAAGTATCTTCGGCCGCATCTCCTGATAATCTCTCTACTATTAATAGATTATCTATATAATCAATATTCCCGATTTTAGATACTTCTGATTTAATTGCATACATTTTGCTGCTTATTATCCCGGACACTACAAAAGTATATCTTGATACTGGCTGATCTTCTGCGGTTACTATCCGGGTAGTTAATAAAATTCCGCCTATGGAATATTCACTTGATTCTAATTTTAATGGATCATGGGTATACCCTATTGGCGTATCTAGGGTAGTATCGCCTATTTCGATTGTGCCTTCATCTGCCATTAGCTACACCCCCTTATCCTATCCCCGGGACCATCTCAAAGCCCCAGCGGTTATATTGTCTTGCCGATTCATCGAGTGCCTGCTCAACTACTTTCTTGATTTTTCCGGCATCGCCATCACCCTGGACGGTTACCTGGACATTTGGGGAATAGATGTTTCCGCCTTTTGTGGCAGGCGTCGTTAATTGACTTAATGGTATATTATTTATTGTGGAAGCCCCTGGCTGTGTTATAGGGACCAAAGTTTCACCCGGTGATACTTGCGGTATATTAGTCAGACCTATTACTTGACCGGCTTCATTTAAAACTTTATACATTTTTCTAGTAACTTTTTCAACAGTTTTTACAACTGTTTCGGCTGTCCTTTCGGCTTCTAATTCCCAGAATTTATAGAATGCATCCCATGAATCTGTGGCCGCAACAGATAAAGCAATATATCCTCTCGTTGCTTTATCAGCATATCCTGCAACTTCTTCGGCTACCGCTTTTGCTTTGTCAGCAACTTCACCCATATTATCAGCTAAATTTTTATTGGAAGTGGCAAATGTATCTATCGGCTCAATAGCTTCGCTTACTGCTGTTGCTTCCTCATCTATAGCAGTAGCAGCTTCCCCGGCTTTATCAGCTACCCCTTCAACAGATATTCCGATCTCTTTATTCATATCAGAAAAATCTTCCGTTATATCCCTTTTAAATAAACCTAATTTTTTCCCTAACCATTCTATTTTATCCCATAGCCAACCCAACGCTTTTTTTATTCTATCCACAACCGCTATAGTAAAATCCCTTATACCGGCAAAATTAGTAACCCAGGCGGTATATAAAGCAGCAGTAGCTAATATAGCCAATCCAAGAGGATTCGCTGCCATTGCTACAGTTACTACTTTTATAGCTGTACCTACGGCAACAACGGCTGTTTTTAGTTTCCCAATTACTGATATAGCCATCAAAATGGGGCCACCTATTAAAGCTAAAGCCCCTAAGGTAGCCCCTACTTTTACAATTATTTCCACCAACGGTTTATGGGCATCAACCCATTCCTTTGTCTTTTTAACCATTTCTATAACTTTTTCTGCTAGATTGGTTAACATCGGCATCAATACAAATCCTATTTCCCGGCCTGCTCCGGCCAAAGCACCTTTTAAATCTGTCAATCTGTCAGTAAATTCTGCGGCCGCTGATGCTTCATCTGTCGATAATGTTATCCCTAATTCTTCAGCTTTCTTGATTAGATCATCAATACCCTTTTCGCCCATTTTAAGCATCGGCAATAATTGGGGGCCTGCTCTACCACCAAATATATCAATAGCGATAGAAGCCTGTTTTGTGGGGTTTTCGATAGCTGATATCTTTGTGGCAATTTCTTTAAATACATCTACCGTTCCTCTTAACTTACCATCAGCATCAGTAACGGTTATATCTAATTCTTCATAGGCATCTTTTGCTTCACCTATCCCTTTGGAATAATCATCCATTGTCATGGTCAGGCCTTTTAATCCCTTTTCCATTGTTTCAACGGATGTACCGGATATATCTGCAGCATAGGCTAACCCGGATAATTGCTCAACTGCAATGCCGGTTCGTAGGCTCATCTTATCGAATTTATCTCCTACGGCTGCGGTTTTCATAACAATAGCGCCCAGGGCTGCAACAACTGCAACCCCTGCAACGGTCATAGTTTTACCAATCTTGCCTATTTTAGCAGAAAAACTATCTACCTGTCCGCCAGCCTGGCCTAAAGCCCCTTTTAAACTTGAGGCATCACCTATAATATTTACCTTTAATTGTTCGGCCACTTATATATCCACCCCCAATTGAGCCAATTTTAGTTTAAATAATTCTATAGCACCTTTCATTATTTCTTCTATATCATCCATAGGGATTGACATGATACTCTCATAGCTCCAACCATAGGTAAAAGCTAGTACCTTTACTATTTTTTGCCAATCCCCACCTTGAAATATGTTTTTAATCCTGTAAGATCCATTATTTTAGATTGTAATTCTTCAAAGATATCAACCGTAACCGCTTTATCCCATAATTCAATCGTTAGTTTTGCTTCCGGGTTACATTTATTTATTGCTTCTGCTAATATAAAAGAAGTCCGATCGTAATTATCTTTTATTAATTTTTGAGTTTTTTCATCATCAAGTTTCCTTAATAGAGCTTTTACTTCATCCATATTTAAAAGATATAAATCATATTCCTTTTTTCCGATCTTAACTTTAGCCATTTTATTAAATCCTTTCTTATTTTTTTTAAGCCTCATAAGAAGCAAGCTCATTCCTTAATATAAACTGAATAGCATAGTCAACTGTTTCACAATATTTCGCCTTCCCGGTAACTCCTACGCTTATTCTTCCAGATTCCGGAGTAGTTATCGGATAGGTTAAATACCTGAATTTTGGCATGTATATTGTCAGAGTATAACTATAAGCTGCATCGCCCACCACCGCCGCACCGGTGAATATGATCTTCAATTTCTGTTCTGTTCCTAATACAAATTTAGCATATTCGACCCGGTCCACAAAGTCAGTTACAAAATTACAGGTAATAACTCTTGGCCCACTTCGGTAAAATCTTCTGATGAAGTAAGATTGATTCAGCGATGGTATTCCGACTATTTTGTTATCTATATTTAATTCCATGCTTTCAAGATAAGTATTAGTTGGTAGTGCATCGCCTAACTGAACGAGTGCCTGACCCCAAGTAAATGGAGCAGTAGTTGGAAAAGCGATAACTTCCCTTGTAATTATATTCGCCTCTCTGGCCAAGATCCCGGCTACACCGTTTAAGATCTTATCATCTACCCCGAATTTCAGGTTAAGCGTATTAATCACGCATCCCTCAAATTGCCAGGCCTCATCAACCGCATTATCCCTATGCACTTCAAAAGTATAAGGATATAAAGGACATCTTTTAACTGTATCAGCATCTTCAAAATCATCTTGCGATGGGGTAAAGGTATGATCCTTTGCGGTCCCGGCTGCTAATGCTGTATCTATCCTACGGATATTATCAATCCAAACAGTACATTCGGCTATGTCATCTTTCATTTCCAGGCCTATGCTCAATATATCATTTAGACCACTCATATCCCCTAAAGTTAAAGTTACTTCCTGCCATACATTGGCGGTCCCGGCGGGAATATCAATTTCCTTATCTGGTGTAGTACAAGCCGTATCTTCCGCGATCAAGAATCTGAAATTCCCCAAAGCGGTATCAATGCTGCACTTAATCCAGAATTTCACCTGATCATCGGCTTCCATATCTATGACAGATGTAATGGTAACCGTATCTCCGGCCACTTCTTCCGTTAGTAAGCCAGTACCAATATTAATTACTTTTTCCGTAACAGATAGAATGGTTGTAGTAATATTATTGGAAGTCGATCCGGCAATGATAATCGTTTTTCCCACTGAAAAAGCAGCAGCGAGAAAATTGCCGGCTACGGTTTCTATGGTATCTTCTTCTCCTGCGCCATTATCATGAAATGATATATCAGTCCTATTTAGTATCTGAAAATCAATAGTAGCTACCTTATCAGTTGCGGTTACTTCTTCTGGCATGATTATCTTTACCGATGCGTCCCCTTCCTTCTTATCGATAGTATCCTTTTCGCAAAAACAGCTTGCATGTGCATTCCATTTATGATCGCAATTATGCAATAATACAATGGCCGCCCCTGCTGCGGTTATAGCTGGCTTCCAGACAGCACTTCTCAAAAAATCACCAAAATTAATTGGATGCACTTCAAAGGCTATAGGTCCACCGAAGGTTTTTAATCCCTGATAGGAATGCGGCTCATCCACTATCCCCCGGCTGGCTTTTGACAAAATTTCCTCTATATTCTGGATTATACCTTCTGATGTTGAATGTAATATTCTTGTGGCTACCCCATCAGGTAACCCCCAGGTTACTTCTTTTTTATAAGCCACGTGGCCTCTTTCTGCTTGTGCCATAATTTATCATCTCCTTTCTTTTACGGACTAATCCGCTGAATATATCTAACTATGGTAACAGATATCCGGAGCAAAATATCCCCTTTAGCTCCGAAGGTAAATTTAGATTCCCCTATTTCGCCCTGGTAACAATCACCATCTAAAGGGCCTACTGCTAATTTTATATCATCCCTTAAAGCTGTTCTTATGGATTCGGTTAAGGTTATTATCTGCCGGGCATTTGCTGCCGTATCTGCATATTTAACATAAGCAACGATCTCAACGGTATATTGCTCATCCCTAACTGATAATCTTGCTATTACCGGAAAATTCTCATCCAGAAGAGAAGGGACTCCTACACAAATAACCGGGTAATTACTATAACTCATCTGGTCGCCTTCATAGATTCCTTTACAATTAGAATAATCTGCAGGCGTTCCTATAATGGCCGCCTTTAATACTGCGATTACTTTAGTTATAGTATTTTGTAAGCTCATGGTTTCACCTTCTTATTTCCAAAATATATGGCATATACTATGATTTTTTCTATCTTGATATATTCCAAGCAAATCTTTAATATCAAGATTATAATCTTTGTTTAATATTTTAATTAAATCTTCTCTATCTTCTGCATTATACGGCGTTTCCGGTATTTTAATACTTACGCTTTTAATGCCTTTAATGATTTTCATGGCTTTACCCCCTCAAAAGATCCATTTAATAATGGTGATCAATCCTATAATTGCTAATACAAATCCTATTACCGGTAAGATAAAATGCCAAATATTAAAATTGTTTAATATATTCCACCACATATTAAGCCCCCTAAAATATCTTTGTAAATCCCTTAAATGAATCCCCCATTGCATTAGTTAGCCCTTTATGTAAAATCCTTTTAATCTCCGGTTTATTACTCACCAGGGAAGGCTTTAAAAAGGGATATAATTTTTCTATCTTTGGGCCATATTCTACAATAGTCCCCACTTCTGCATCGGCATAAACCAACCGGGTAGTGATTGAAGCCCTTAATCTGCCGGTCTTAACTCTGACGATTAATTTTGCCCCTCTTTCAACTAATAGCCCAGCCTTATATAAAGCCTTATCTATTTTATCCTGGATCTTCTTCCCGGCGCTTTTAAATCTTTCGGCCAGTTCTTTTCCGTTAATAATTTCGGTTTTGAATTTCATTCAATCACCTCAAAATATAAATATATACAGCGAATACAAGAGTAATAAAGGATATTGCATACGCCATAAATTCTGTTACATTTGTCAAACATCTAAATATTCTATGTATGCTCTCTTTTTCACTCCCCCAATACTTGTAAGATATTTCTTCAAACAGTTTAAATATAAGCCATAATGCACCAGATATCCATATCAAGCCACCTCACTTAAATATAATTGATAAAAATTGCCCCACTTTTTTGGCTGCATTCTAACTATATATTCATCTGATCCGTCAACGATCTTATAATCTACCTTGATATCTTCGGTAGCCCAGCAAAACATCTGATGGGTTATAGTAAACCGAAGATTCATACTTCCAAAAGCCAAGGCATCACCTGGACTAGTCGGCGGTATGCAGCATTTTACAGAAGTCGAAATATCGACCCAGGCTTCAACTGCATTCCCAGTTTGTGATGCCTTCTTTTGGCTTGTTACTGTCTTATCAAAAAATCTATCTATCGCCATCACACCACCACGTTAACATATGTGCTTAAATCATTCCTAATCTTATCCATAATTTCGGCCTTACTATCAAAAAAGGTTATGCTATAAGGTCCCAGCTTTTCGGATTTTACATCCTTCTTTTTATCATAGGCCATTTTGATTAATTCCAAACATTTAGCTTCTATATCATCCGGTATAGTATTATATCCGGCATAATAAGTTATCCGGAT